ATTTATAGTACCACCTGTACCCATGCTATCTCCTCCGTCACCAGCTCCCCCCCTTGGTTCATTATTCCCCCCATTTCCATAACCATATCCACCTGCTGCTTCTCCTCCAGCTAATTCCCCTTCTTCGTCATCATCAATATCATAACTTCTTATTCCTGTATCTTTAACTTTTGCACCAGAACCACCCATCGCTTTCAGCATCCCTGCCTCTAAGTCGTTTATGTAGGCTAGTTTCTCGCCTCTGGGTGCTTTGCGTTGTAGTTCTCTTTTATTCATTGTGTACTCCCATAGGTATTCATAAATCGTTTCCTATCCTCAAGCTCTCTTTTTGTGGCAAGGCCATCTGTGATTGAAGCAAAAACGTCAACTAATGGTTCGTATGTAGCAGGAGCAGATAATAGTCCGGCATTTCTTGATGCTGTATCAGCCATCATTGCAGGGTCAGCATTGGCAATATTTAACCCATGCATATTTTGCCTCGCAAGTTCAATATCATCCTTGTACGTTTTTACATCCCCTGCTGCTCTCCTTCCTGAAAGTATTTGCTGTTTTTTCCATTCTTTTGCTGCATCTGCTTTCATCCTGAGATTGGTTGATCCTTTCCGACCACTTCTAGCTAAGGCAAATTCTAACTCTTGCAGGGCATCATTATATTGATCCTTTAATTCAATATTCTCAAAACCTGTACGAGCATCTCTTACTGCATCATAATCCTCTTGCCCAAACTGATCAAAAACTGCATTGATTGCATCTTCTGATTCTATCTTTTTCTTTTCAATCATTGCTTGATATGCAGCAGCAGCTTCCGCTTCAGAATTATCTGCTTCAGGTCTTTTGAAGGGATTTAGTGAATCCCAATTTTGATTCATTGGATTTAAATTCATAGTTACCCTGCCTCATTTAATTCATAGTGTACTGCAACATTACCGACTTTGGCAGCTCCAGCTTTTGCGTTTGTCATCCTCAACGCTAGATGCGTGGAGGTGCTAGATAATCCTACTCTTGCAAGTGAGTAAGTTGATTTTCCTATAGTTGCCACTTTTTCATATTGTGTAATATCTGTTGGATCAGTACCAACAGATAAGTCCCAATCATTTTCAAGAGTTGCATCCAGACCTGTCCACATTTTGTTGTGAGCAATCTTCCCTGCATCCAAGAACGGAAGCTGGATTGTGACGGCTGATGAATCATAGGTTGAATTTGTCTCACCCCCCAGCGAATATATTGTATTTCCAGAACGGCACAAAACCTGTTTACCATCGAATGCCCAATCTGAAATCGTGAAACCCGGTTCATACGTTGACCATGCAGAAATCTTTGAAGAAGGGAAATAACTAAACACATATACTTTTTCGCCAATTGCACAAAAATACCGCCCATCTCTAGGGTCTAGGAATGCACAGGCATTTTTAGTTGTCGTAGCTGACACATTAATATCAGCTACTATTAGATCATCTATCGGATTCCCAATATCTCCTACGAAAGCAGCATTACTAGAATCTCTGGACTTTACTGAACGAACCCCAGATCGTGACAAATAATAAACATCACTATCGCCTATCTCCTGAATTGTTTTCCGTGCAACTGCACCCGAATTACCAATTATCTGGATTAAACTTCTATTTCTGGCATCTACATCAGCGTTCCAGATTTGTACTGAATCTGTAGCAAAGAAGGCCAAGTTTTCAAAATATGGTGCAATCCCCATTAATTCAGAAGAACCCTTGTCATGGTTTGACAAATCTTCAGCAGCCGTTTCTATTCCAAGGTTAGCTGTCCATTCTGAAGGATCGTTGACTTTGCTACTTTGCCATATCGAATTAGAGACAGAATGCATTTGTGCATTAAATGATCTTACAAACTTCCCCGGCAGTTGAACAGAAGCACTTGGGGGTGCGCCCCCACTTGTTGTTGAGGAGAAAGTGCGTGTTACATTACCTGTAGTTCCAACCAATACTGTTAGACCATTTAATTGGCTGGGGCTTTCACTATCTCCTTCTTTGGATGTTATATTTATTACTGCTCCGTATGTTGCTGCTTCCCATTCTGGAGAACTGAGAGAATCATTTATCTCGTCTGCAATTTTTTGTGCAGTATATGAGTGTGAAGTTTCCCAAAGTACAGGGTTATCCATTATGCTAACTCCACCTATTGTCATCCCAGAAACGGCATTGTCTTGCCCAGAATGTAAAGCTGTTGTAATATAGTTAAAATCTCCTTCTTTACCTCCATCTATAACAAAACCATTTGGACTTGAACCTAACGTGGTAGCCGTGATTGTTATATTTGCCCCCTCGCCTATAGCAGCAGTATAATTAGGTGTTGATGTGTAATTATTAATTGCATTAACTATAACCGCAGCTGTTCCGTCACCATCTCCTGTGTGTGCAATTGGTGCAGGGATAATGTCTTTATTATTTATCCTCAAATACCTCAATAGATTCCCCGGATTTAATGTCCCACCTGTGACAGTAAATGTCCCATTAGCAGGAGATCCAACTGCTGTCCCTCCTGTAATAGTTACACTCACTCTTGCTCTTCGCTCAGTCATATCTGCAATTCGGTTTACAGGATCACCGCCAGAAACGCTATAATTATTCCAGTAATGATAAATCCTGCCATCCGAAAATTGTGTGGAAACGTATGGTTCTCCATCAAAAAAATCTACTCCCAAAACTTCTGTCATAACTGTACTAGAAACAGTAGATGGAGGTTGAAAACGAATATATTTAATGTTCCCCGGCACACCACTCATATCTGGAGTCGCTACTGACCCAAAAACATAAACTTGCCCTCCTGCTGTAGCAAGTCCGTGAGTGCCAGCCGGAAGAGTAGCGTAAGGTACAAATGCCTTACGTTTTTCTATTTCACCACCTCTGGATATATGACAGTTTGTAAGTGTTCTAGCTGAACCCGGAATTGAGGTTATTACTGTCCTCCGTGTATCTAGTCCTGCTCTGAAGTCTTCAACTAATATGTATGGCATTTATGAAACTCTTGCTATTATAACTGGCCCTCTAGGTTGATACCCTGCTGGTTCTTCTGCACCAAAAACTACTGATGTAGTCTTTGAAAGTCTAGCTTTTATACGCTGATAATGTTGTTGTGCTTGTTGCATCTTTATTTGTGCATCTGGAGATTTTTGTCTTGCCAACAATTCTCCAGCAGCAAACAGTACAATTAACTGATCATCTAAATCAGCCGTATCTGTTTTTGCAGCTAAAGCACTTAGATTTTTAACTCCCTCCAATCTTAGTAGCCCTTCTTTCGTTGTTGTCGATCCATTATTGGAAGGTATAGGCCAAACCTCAATCTGCCCTGCAACTGTTCCATACGCATCAAATCTCATAACAGGCCATGAACGTGCATCAAGATCAGAGTCGTATTGGTTGTAATGCTGTGCATCAATTCCGAAAGTTACCTTATCCCAATGGTTCCCCCACCTAAAACGAGCATTTTCAATTCGCTCCAGAGTGAGGGTAGAAGGAATGTCATAATACCTCTGCCCTGCTTGCATAGCGATATCAGATTTTACTCTAAGAAAAGGCCATGCAAAATCTTCCCAGAGTCTTCTTTGTACCCTGTTCAGTAATTTTAGTAGCATCGTTTCAGTTGCCTGACCAAAGTTTGAAGCAATTGAATGTCCTGCTTCAGCCCTTAAATCATCTAACAAAACTTGGAGAGTGGTATTCCTTGCCATATTTTATTCCTCTTGTGAGATTCCCTGTACTTCCTTTTTTTCAAATTTGCCGATTGGAGTTGCACCTTCTTCCATTAAATTAGAATCAATGTTTAATGCTTTAATTTGCATAGGCAACTCACCAAATTGACCAAATATTTCCAAAACTTTTTCGTCTGAGTATGCTTTTCCTAAACGATATCTTTCGCTCTCTGAATCATATTTTTCTTTGCCTGTCAAACAAATATTAGTGATGGACGTTGGCAAATGAACATATCTTAGGATTGCTAATTCTGGTACAGTTAATCCTTCTTTAACAATTACAGAACCTAGTTCACCGCCTAGAGCCACATTAGCACGATAGGTATTATTCATAATATATTATTATTAGAGTGAAGCAGCCCCCGAAGGAGCTGCCTAATTTTACCCAGAAGCTACGCTATTTCGTAGACTCCGTGGCAGTTTAATTGACTAGCACAAAGTACAGCCGTAGTCGTGATCGCACGATAGATAACATAGCTATCATGTGGTCTGGCTGGAGAGTGCCTTGCCATTTTCTCACCATCCATATAATGCAAATACATTTTGCTAGGATCAATGATATAACAGCGTTTGTCAGGGTTTTTACCAGAGACAGTCAGATCGTCAAGGGCAGGATCATACTGGAACTTTATTCCTCCATAATGAATCTCACCCATGCTGATATCAGTAGCTTTGCCACTTCCTGACCAGCCTGTTTGTGTAAAGTTACCCTTATTTTTCAGCTCAGTACCTAGCTGGTCAAGAAATATACTTCCGCATACTGCAATGGATGGTTTTCCTCCATATCTGCGGAGCTGGCGTATTTCTTGGTGCAGTTTGTCAATCAACACTTGGCCTGTAGCCGTTGTGCTAATTGCAAGTTCTGCTCGACTTCTCCACCATGTATTTGACACAGTAGAAAGTCCTCCAACTGTAGTACCCGATGCTGCTGGGTTTTCTACAATTATGGAACGGATTCCTGCTAATGCTTTTGCATCACCTGTTCCGTCACCATACAGAAGTGTATTCATACCCCTGGAATATCCCTCTGCCATGTCTTCCAATTTGTCATCTAACAAATTAGCTAGTGCGTGTTGCTCACGCCCTGACATGGATGAAGTTGACTCGCCAGTTGTTGAATCAGAAACGGAAATTCCGTCATGTTTCAACTCTGTGAGTGTCACACTAATACCTGTGTGATGTTCCTTCCAAGGATAATTTACCCTCTGGATATTCGCAGGGTTTGCGTATGTGACTGTATCAGTCGCTACGTACCCAGTAACTCCAGAAGTATATACTCCCTTGACAGCCATCGAAACATTTCCCTTGCCGCCCGGCATGGTTTTCGCTGACTTTTCCATCGCTGCCAGCAATGGTTTGTCTTCTAGGGTCTGGCTCATTACCTTCCCCTTTTCGACATAATAATCTAATGCCGCATTCGCAACATTGGATAATTGGGCAGAAGTAAGTGCTGCCATGATAACTCCTTATATAAGGTGAAGTTATCCTTCCATTTGCAAAGCTTGAGAAACTATGTCTCTCATATTATTCGCCTCTGCAACAGGAACTCCACCAAGTTTACCTTTGATTGACGATTTCATCGGTTGTTTGCTGGGCTGTCTCGACTTAAATCTCTCATTAATTGTATCGTAAGCATCATTTGCTATACTCAATACATCTTCTGGTGATTTAGGTTTCCCACGTTCAGAAACTAACGCTGAAATTCTATCGTTAAATTCATCTTGCTTGAGAGAAAAATCCGGGTCATTTGCTAAAGTAGTCTCACCCCAACTTTTGATTGTGTCAGACAGTCTCGCCTCGCCAGCAGATTGTGTTGCATTTGAGAATCGTTTTTGACTATGCTCTCGCATTGATCGTTCACGACTTAAACTCGCCCTTGCTTGGGATAGTTCTTTAGCTGCATCTTCGTCCAAAAAGCCGTCATCAACTTTTGACTGAATATCTTCTGGTAAATTCTGTCCAGTTAATTGACCAGTTCTATCTAAATGACTTTGTAATCGTTTATAACCTTCTTCTGGGTTATTTCGTAACAGAGCCATGAGTCTAAACCCTTCAACTGCATCTTTTGCAGATAAGTTGTTTAGTTCAATAAAATCGGTAATTTTTTTATACTGTTCAGAATCCGTTTGATACTTAGTTGAAAGTTCTTTTAGCTCATTTTTTTCGGCAATGAGTTTCTGGAATCTTGGATGCTTATTGAAAGGTACGTTAGTATAATCTTCAGAATCAGCTTCTGCTGTCTCTTCAGATTGAACCTCCATAACCTCTTCCGTTTCTTCTTGTAAAACTTCATCAGCCTGTTGAACTTCTTCTTCAACTGGTAGTGCATCTTGCACTACTGATAACAGACTTTCTTCAGTTTCCACAGCATCAGACGATGATGCCTCAGTTTCGTCAATTTGCGCTTCAGTAGTTTCAGAGGACGAGTCTTCAACTATTTGTTCTTCAGCTTCCATAAATAACGTCCTAGTTTAATGTTGGTTGTTGGTTTCCAAGTTCAGGCGGTTTGCTCCGACTTGGATTTGGGGCATTATTACCCCCTTCTTTCCCCTGAGATTCAGGATTACCTTTCCCTCTCTGAGTGTTTGGATTCCCCCCTTGTGCCATGTTTTGTGCAACAATACTTGGGATTCTTTCTGCAAGTGCTTCTGATACATCCATTTTATCGTCCAACCTTTTCAGCAATTCTTTTGCAAGGAACTTTGGATCAATACCAGGTATTTGTAGCAGGAAGGGAATTATTCTTTCAATGTTTTGAAGTTCAGCAG